GGTCGGACTCCAGCGCATTCACTCGGGCGCAGGCTTCGTCGAGCTTCAACCGGAGCTCCTTGATGTCTGCGCCGTGCCGCTGCTCCTCGAGCCGGATGACCTTGTCGCGCACCTCTTCGGTCCGGTCGGTCAGTTTCTCCATTGCCCGGGCCTGGGCTTCCATGGCTATGCCGAACTGCTTGCTCTGGGCCGTCACGGCGGCAGCAAGCGTTCGCATCGCATGGATCTCGGCGGCCTGAAGCGCCTCCGGCTTGTCGACCGCCATCATGATGGTTTCGATATCCCCTTCGTCAGCCATCGGTCTCAGTCCCGGCAGGCTTCGACAGCCGGCTCCAACTGGGCCAGGCGGATGTCGCGCAGCTCGCGACCACGGGCGATAAGCTGGTAGCGATCCTCGGGCCCTGGCGCGGCGCGTAGGGCTTCCTTGGTGTCGGGATAGGTAGACTTCGTCGGGAAGTCCTTGCGGACGCAGGAGACGGCCACAGGGACCTTCTCGACGACGATCCGCACGATCTCTTCCGGCCTCGGCTTGGCTGTCGTGGTGCAGCCGGCTAGCGCCAGCGCGCCCGCGATCAGGGTGAGGGTCCGCTTCACTTCAGGCTCTCCAGGAGTCGGGCGTCCATCTCGTAGACGCGGGTGCAGCTGTCGTGGGCCACCAGGGGCTTCGACAGGGTGGCAAGGCGGGCGATGGCCTTGTCGCGCTCACCGGCCGCCAGCTTCAGCGCGGCGTCGGCCTTGGCGGTCTTCAGGGCACTCTGGCGGCCGAGCTCGTCGACCTTGCCGTTCTGATCGTCCAGGGCGCCCTGCAGCCGGGTCACGTTGCCCCGGCAGGTCGAGAGGCGCACCACGAGGCCGGTCGACGGGTCATTGATCTGGCGCTCGTAGCTGGCGGCCAGCTTCTGCTGTTCGGAAGCATCGTGCTTGGCGCCGATCAGGGTCACGCCGAGGGTGAGAGCCGTGGCGCTGGCGGCGATCGTGCCAACCATCCACGCCTGGGCCTTGAACCAATTCAGCATGTCAGAGTCCTACGGGCAGGAGGGAGGCAACGGCGAGCGCGCCAGCCGCGGCGATCGCGAGCATGAGGCAGGCGCTGCGCAGCCGGGTCATCGGCCACCGAACGATGCGATGGCGGCCGCCAGCTTCACGTCGTAGGCATTTTTCTCGAATCCCGTGCCGTTGTAGCCCCGGCAGAACGGGCGGCAGGTCGCGGGATCGCTGGTGCAGGCGCGCAGCTTGTCCACCAGGCCGGTCGACTGCAGGAACCATTCGAAGGCCACGAGCTGCGTGAGTTCATCCCGGGCCTGGGCCTGCGCGAATTCCATCGAGGATCCGTAGCCGCAGGCCTTGTGGTTCTCGCCCATGATCTGGAACCGACCGTAGCTGGCCGAGGCGAAGCCGGCATCCACGTCCAGTCGGATCATGGCCAGCAGCTGGTCGTAGCGGTCGTCCTGGGTCTTCGGGTACGGCCGTGCGCCCCAGGACGGATATGAGACCGTTGGGTGGGAGGAGTCGTAGCGACGCGCCGTGTTCTTCGAGAACCGGTGCGGCTCGGGCAGGATCTTGGGGCGACCATCGAAGAACCCGGCGCCGTTGGCCTCGACCTTCGTGACGGCCTTGACCTGGGCGACGCTGAGCCGCTGGCGCGCTGCGCTGGCCACGAAGTCGGCTTCGGTCAGGGCGGTGTCCGGCCCATCCGTCAGTATAAGGAGGATACCGGCTTCGGTCAGGCGGCCCCAAAGGCCGTCAATCTCGCCCGCATAGCGGCCGGTCGCCTTCAGGTGCGCCTGAAGCTCAAACCTAGTGGTCATGGCCACCCTCGCTGTTGTCGATGACGAGGGAGCCCGGTCCGGCCTTCACCTCGAGGCGCGCCGGCCGACCAGCGACCACAGTCCAGAGTGTGACGCCCAGCATCAGGGCCAGGCTGATGGCGACAATGCCGACAGCCCCTGCCCGCTCGCGCTCAGTAGCGGCGGTCCAGAGACCCCACTTGAGGCCCCAGGTCAGGACGACCACAGCGCCGACGAGCAGTGTGGAAATGGCGGGGCCCGCGAGGTTGCGGATCCAGAGGCTGAGCCTGTCTTCGCGCTGAACGATCTTCAGCGAGTCCGGCGTACCGGGCCCGCTGATCGCGGCGCTCACTGCGCCGATCGTGTCGTTCAGTTCGTTGGCCACGGCGCGCCTCCCCGACTGATGGGGTTAGACTTCGAGCGCGGCGACGTGGCCGGCGACGTCGGGGGTCTTGGTGAAATCGGTCATGGGAGACCCTTCGCGGTAAGAGTTTCACTAATTTAGTGATTCTCTTACCGCGAAGGGAGGGGGTTTGGCTAGTCGGTTAAGGCGCCGACTACAACCTGCAGATCGCCTTCCGGAACCCACGCGGCCATAATGTCCCAGCCGACCGGGATCTGCATTGCTCGCTCGCCCGCGTAGGGCCCCTCGTCGATCGTCCAGAAGGGCACGAATAGCCCCTCGCGGCCAATCGCCTCGGCCGCGCCAGACACGAGGGCACTGGTCTGGCGTGGCACAAATTTGGCGCGGACGGGGATCAAGGGAATGACGCCGGATTGGTCGGCAGCGTGTCGCCGTAGAACTTGCCGCCGACGCCGAACATAGCCGCGAAATCGGCCTGGTCCTGCGCCACAGCGGCGGCGTATTCCTCCGCCAGCGTCCCCCCCAAGCCTCCATTGGCGCGCTTGGTCAGTGTCAAATCTTCGATCTTGGCGCGGTAGAGGACGTCAGACGGGTTGGCGTTGATTGCGCCGAACCCGCCGATGCTTCCAGACCCGATGATGATCGCTGTCGATGCGGCGGGGACGGAGCCGGGGCGCGTTCCCGTGAACCCGATCACCCCAATTGCAAGCAGCGAATTTTGGCCGACAGTCAGCGGACTTGGCGTAAAGTAGCGCCCGATAAACTTAGCCCCGGTGTCAGGCTTCGGGCTCGCATTTTGCATGTGGTAGGCATAGTTCGAGGATGGCGGCGAACCCGTGAAAGATGCTGGCGACGAGTCCACAGTGGTCGTGACCGCACCCTCGGCTCTCGTCGGGCGCTTAATGATCGAGGCGTAGAAACCGTGGTCTTCGCTGTGATCGTACATCCACTGACGCAGCGCCAAGGGCATGGTGACGCCCCACCTGTTGGTGCTGGCGGTCTGAGCGGTCTGAGAAGAGATAACGTGGACCCCGAGCTTGGGGGTGCGCTCGACCTTGATGGTGTTGACGTTCTCTTGACTGAAGAGGATGTCGCCATCGCAAGCCGAGGCCGCCACGCCGAGGATGCCGGCAGCGACGTCACGCGCCACGTTCGGGACAACCCCCGCGTTCGCTAGGGACGAGAAGGCGCCCTGGCTGTGTGCGCCGTCGAACAAAAACAGCGTTCCAGCCGAAATGCCCGGGTCTGGGTAGATCTTGGGGAGCGTCAGGTCGGTGAAGGCATCGGTGAGAACGATCTTCTGGCCCATGGTTAGACCTTTCGGGCTTGGAGGTGGTTGTTGAGAACGATGGCCAGAGCGCCGCCGCCCTGACTGGTTGCTGGCCCGATGTGGATCGTGTCGGGCGCATACTCCGCCCAAACGCCGGCATGTTTGACGATCAGATTGCCGACGCCGCTGGTGGCCTCCAGCGACGAGTTGCCCGAGCTGCGGGTATAGGCGTCGCCATCAGCGCCGCCGGTCGGCAAGGTTCCGTTGCCTGTCCACCATCCGACATAGTTCAGGGTCGCCGGATTGAAGGGCCAGGCCACAGGCCTTTTCATCCAGCTGTACGGGATCCAGCCATAGGCGGCGGCTGTCTGGGCCTCTGTCATCGTGCCGAGAACGCGAGGATCAGGCAGAGTGCTGGCCGCAGCTTGTGCGAGGAGTTCGGCGCGGGTGTTGACGAAGGCGCCGGGGAAGTTGGCCGCGTACCACTGCTCCAGCTTGGCCAGGACGTGCGTGCCGGCGAACATGCCTTCCCACTGGGTGACGACGACGCGAGTCCCGTTGAAGGTCATCGACATCGAGCCGAGGATGGAGAGAAACCCGAAGCGCTTGTCGCGAACGCCGAGCAGTTGGGCGAGGCGCAGGGCGCACTCAGTGACCCGGCACCAATTGGCGTCGCCAACTGCGCTGGGCTGATTGTTTTGGCCCTGCCAGATGAACTCGAACCACCCGCGATACAGATCACCCAGGACCGCGATCTCATATTCCTTGGTCGACAGGACATTGTCGCTGGTCCCGCCGCCCCGCGTGACCCTTACGACCTGCCGGGGCGCTACCAGGGCGAGCAGATTGGTGACGATGTCCGCGACCCCGAACATGGAGTCCGACCGACAGAGGATGCCATCCACCGACCGGCGGGGAGAGACTTGATGACGACCGCTTGCTGACACCCCAACACGGGTGTTGCTCTTGTCGCTGCGACGAACCTCCCACTCGGAGGCCGAAGCGATGCAGCCTAGGGCCGGGATCATTGCCCCATTGGCTACAGTGACGACCGGGTTTCCGGGAACCCGACCCCATACGGCGGCATCGTAGACGATGTAGTCCCCAGCGACATGGGCGACACCGCCAAGCGTGCCGGGCACTGAAATCTGATAGACGTCACCCTGACCGGGCGAGGAAGGGTATGCCCCGCCCGACGCATCATGCTCACCACAATAGAACAGTTCGCCGTCGCTGGCGGCCTTGCCCTTGTACCAAAGCACGTTCCCAGCGCCCGACTTGCTGTCGAAACCGATGCAGACGATCCGGTCACCGACCTCGTAAGCGACGCCGTCGAAGGTGCCAGCCGCCGTAACGGCCCACCAGTCAGCCCGCTCGCGGCTAGTGTGCGAGCCGCTTGCTGCAGGCGTCGGGGCTTTCTGCGCCTTAAAGGCGGACCCATCCCAGACGACCAGGTCGCCGAGGCCCACGGTCTGACCGTCGAATGAAACGGTGCCCGCCGAGGTGCCGGAATAACGATAGTAATCGCCCACCGTTCGGCCGGAGGTGGCCAGCGACGCTGGGTCAAGGGTGTCCCCCTTGTTGACGAGAGACGACACAGCCGTGGTTGCGACAGGGCTCCAGTCCGCGCCCTTGCGCCGACCACGAAATTCCAATCCAGAGCTGCGGCGGAAGTCCAGAGACTGCCCGCTGCTGTTCACGCCGCGCAGCGAGCGGGTCAGAAACTCGGGGAACTGCGCCCAGCTACTGCCGGCCACCTCGGTACGCGTGGCGACGCTGCCTAGCTTGGACCGCCAGGCGTCGGGCATCACCTCGACCACGTCGCCGATGTGCGGCACGGCGAGGCGAGCGATAGGCGGGTCGAGCTTGGCTTCGGTGACCGCGCCATCGGCAATCTTGATCGTCGTCACCGAACCATTGGTCAGGGCGTTGGCGAACTTGCCGACAATCGTGCCGTCGAGCTTGATCGCCAGCCCGATCCGGCCCGCGCTGTCGAAAACCCCCCAGACGTAACCCGTCTCGGGCGTCAGGAACCGAGCCACATAGCCAGAGACTTCGCTCTTTAGGTTGGTCAAGCCGACAGCTTCAAGACCCAGTTCCAGCTTCGGGATTTTGACCGTCCCGTCGGGCTTGATCGCGATAGCGTAGCGGTTCAGCAGATCCAGGATCGCCCAGACGAAGCCCGTCTCAGCCGGGTTCATATACTTGGCAATCATCGGCGCGACGCCGGTCGGATCGAGCTTTGCAGCCGTGACTGCGCCATCGGCCATCTGTGCGGTGCCCACCGCCGCGAGCGCGAGCGCGGCCTGGGTGATCGACTGGGCGAGAAACTTGGTAACCTTCAGCGAGCCGTCAACGGTGACCATCAGGGCCGCGCGACCGGCACTGTCCATCAGCGCGAAGAGATATCCGGTCTCGGGCGCCAGGGACTGGAAGACCAGCCCGCCGGTGCTGTCGATTTTTGTCCAACTACCCGTGCCACTGGCGCCGGCCTTGCCGTAGGTTCCACTATACCCGACCGTCGGGTCGTCGATCACCACACCCAGCGTGCCTGCGTCATGGTCGAGATCGTCGTACAGGGCAGCCCGCGTCAGATAGGCGGCCTTGTACCGTGCGGCGTCCCGTGCGGCGTTCGCGGCGGCCGCGGCATCATTGGCCTCGCCGCTCTTCTCCAGGGCCAGAGCCGTCGCGGCTGCCGCTTCATCCAGCATGGCGGGTGTGAAGCCGGGCGCGATCACTACCTTCGCCCCTACGTCGAAGGCAACGGCCGCGCCGACCACGGTGCCGGGAATGGTGCGATAGGTCGAGGCGCTCGAAACAGGGCCAGTGACGTTGAAGGTCAGAACCTTGTCGCTATCCAGCTGGCGCAAAGTCAGCTGGGCCCGAACTGCCGTCGTCTGCGTGCTCAGAGCGTCGAGCCAAGCCGAAACGTCCGTGCCGCCCCGGTTCAAGTTGTCGACATAAATAGCCGTGATCGAGGCCGGCGTAGCGTGGTTGAACTTGATACCGCCAGCGCCGGGATCTGACGCACTGGTTCCCGCAACGACTGCGAACTCCTGACCGACATTGGCGCCAGCATCGCCCTTCTGCGTGCCAGATACGACTGCAGCCGGCGACGGGATCCAGACCGTCGCGCCGCCTTGAATGCGGATCGGATAATGCCCGGGTTCGGGTTGACCGACAGGGTCGGTGATGACCGCGTCGACCGTACCTTGCGACCACGCTGAGATGTCCCCGTCCCGCGTCGCCGTCAGGTCGGTGAACTCAGTCACCTTGGCACCCATGGCCGGCAGTGAACCGTTGGCTGGGATCAAACCCGACCAATCCAGCGTCAGCGCCAGCAGTTCGGCGGCGGCCTCCGACTCCGTCAGGTCTCCCGCAATCTGCCGTGCGATGATGTCAGCCTGGCCGGCGGCCCATTGGGCGGTCGAGATGCTCACTGGGCCACCTCACTGCCGGCGGTGTCGCCCATCCCGATCTTGAGGCCCGAACGCTGGCCGCGTACCGTCAGAAGCTCGCTTTGCAGCTTGTCCACTTCCTCGCGATGCAGCGCGATCTTCGACAGGATCTGGATTTCCCGCGCCTCAAGGTGCTTGGCGGTCGCAGCGGGATCGAGTTTGGCGGCGCTCATCAGACTTCGGGCTCCGGTTCAATGGCGACGACTTGGCCGTCGGAAATTTTGTGTTTGGACGTGTCGAGGTCGTGGTCCTCAAGGATCACGAAGGCCTCGCCCGGCTGGGCCTGCAGCGCCGCGACAAAGCCCACTGTCCTCACGACGCGCTTGATGCGGCCGGTAGGGTCCGACGGGTCGTAGACGGCTTGGGCAATCCAGGGACTGGCGGTCATGCCTTCAACTCCTCAAGCACGAGGGAGCCGCTCAGGAAGTCGATGTCGGATCCACTGACCGAGGCCGCGAGGTCATAGGTGTAGGAGCCGCCAGCGGTCGCGCCCGTGTCGAGATAGACAACGGTCAGCGGCACCTCGTCCTGGCCATCGAAGCTGGCGCGAGCATATGCGCCCGGGATCGCGTATCCATTGCGATACAGCTGCATGGTCAGAGTCCGGCGGGTGCTCGGGAAGTGGAAGTTGGCGTAGAACCGGACCTCGACGCCGCCATTTCGAGTGGGGGCGATGACGGCCGACAATAGAGTCAGTCCGCTCGTAATGTTGTTGTAGGCGCTGTTGGTGGACGCGAAGACCTTCTGCGAGCCGGAGCCCACCACCAGGTTTTCCGTGTAGACCGAATTGGCTGTCAACTTGTCGATCGCCACGTTCAACATCCGCAGCAGGCCGCCCGAATAACTGAACGGAACGGTCGGATAATTGCCGCTCGGGTCGACAAAGCCGAACTCGTTGGCCACCACGATGAACGACCCGGTCGTGCCGTTGTTGTTGATCTCCCAGCCCGTGATGTAGCCGTCGACATTCAGGCTGACAGCTGCCCGGGCGTAGGCGCCGTTGACCGAGGTCAGCAGGGTGGAGATCGTCGAGGTGTGGCCGTTGACCGTCGTCGTGACGCCCTCGATCAACGAGGCCGAGACCTCGTCGCCGTCGATGATCGCCTGGCTCAGCGTCGAGACGGCGGCCGACAGATCGTTGCCCATTTCAACCGAGACGTCGGTTATGACCTGGGCCAGCGCCGTGTCGGCGTCGGTGTAGGCGGTTGTGATCGACGTCACCGCCGCCTCTAGGGCGATCTCTCCATCGGCGAACGAGGTCTGGATCGCCGTGAAACGCTGCGCGAAGCTCTCGGTCGGCGACACCTTGACGGTGTTGATGTCGAGAATGAACGCCAGGCCGTCTTCGGACTTCACGCCAATCAGGTCGATGGTCTCGACCAGGTCGTCCGTCCGGGTGATCTCATGCAGGACGACGGACCCGATGGGAATGCCATCCAGATAGGTCAGCACTTCGAGATAGGCGCGCGTGTCGACGTTGGTCATCGCCTCGCGGATGATCGCGAGGGCGTTGATGTCGAGGTCGCTGATCAGCTGAGCCGCATCGCGTCCGCCAACCTTGACCGTGTCTCCGGCGACCAGGGGACCAGTCGTGACCGTGCCGAGCGAGCGCCACAGGCTCAGGATGTTCGTCGCGCCGCGATAGGCGATCTCGACTTCGTACTGGGTCAGCGCGATGATCGAAGTGGTGGCGACCTGGGCCGGCGCGTCCGACAGCGCGATCTCGGCGAGATAGAACCAGTCGGTCAGGCCGACCTTCCGATAGCGGACGGTCAGGCCGATGGCGTCGGTGCGATCCCGCTGGCCCGAGACCAGGATGGCCGGCAGCTTGGCGCCCAGAGCCGCGTTGAAGATGTAGCCCGTGGCCGTCCATGCGCCTGCGGCCGGGGCGACGCCGAACGATGGGGCATAGCCCGTGTCGACGGGCGCCGGGGGCAGATCGGCCGCGGGGTTGTTCGGCAGACCCGTGATCGTGATCGAGTGGCCCTGAAGGCTGTCGAGATCCAGATCGGTCCGGCGCGACGTCACCTTGACCGTGATGGCCGAGTAGCGGGCGAACCACGCCTTGGGCAGCGTCCATTCCGTCTCGGTCCAGATGTTCGGCTGCTCGAACACCATGTTGCCGCCTTGGTCGTAGACGGTAAGCACGGTGCCCTGGGTGTACTCGGGCCCGACAGCGCCCGCCGTCCAGCGCACAACCTGGCCGTCTTCGAGCAGGCGATTGCGCGTGGCCCAGGTGACGACGAAGTCGGTCGCCGCTGCCCCGTCGAACGAGCCCCAGGCGTTGCCGTTGATCTTGACGTTAGCCGGGCGCAGCGGGAGGTGCGGGCGAGCTGTGAGCGTGCCAGTCTCGACCGGGGCGTCGGCTTCCGCCAGCACGCCCATCGAGGTCCGCGACAGGAGCTTGTAGTCGGGCGACTCGCCGGCCGACCGGATTTCCTGCTCGTCGGTGAAGCGCTTACCCGGGCTGACGTACCAGATCGGCGTGCCGATGGCCCAAGCCTGCGGAACCGTGTCGAGCACGCCGCGCTGCAGGATCCACTGGGTGCCGTCGTAGGACTCGATCAGGGCGACTTCCATCGCCTCGTCGCCGCCAGTGCCAATGAAGGCAAAGCCGCCGACCTGGGGGCCCAGCAGCACGCCGCCAGTGCTTTCGATCGTCAGCGCGCTCTGGGCCTCGAGGGGCAGCGTCGTGCCGGTCAGCGCCCGATCAATGGTCGCCTTCGTGCCGGCCGTGCGGAAGCCCGTCTCGCCCGTGGCGATCGGCTGTTCGCTCAGCAGTTCGTAGGTGGCCGTATCATAGCCGACCTGGTGGGCCAGGATCGCGGCGATCACCTCGGGATAGACGAGCTCGCGGTTGAAGGCGCCGAAGTTGGACGACGACACCATGAACTGCGGCAGGGTGACGAGCTCGACCTCGGCCATTGGCGAGGGCGGCTCGCCAGGCGGGGTCCAATTGGTGCCGCTGCCGTCACCCTCGCCCGGGCGTTCCAGCGAGAAGACATCTTCCAGGAAGGTGGCGCGGATAACCGGCTGGCCGATGGTCCCATAGTCGACCGTGGTCACGCGCATGATCAGGCCGTTGACCTGGTCATCCTCCGGCCAGCCAGCGAGCTCGACGACCTCGCCCGGCAGCAGGTTCCAGGCGCTGCGATCAAGCTCGTATTCGGCGATGGCCAGCGGCGCGGAAGAGGTGCGCAGGTCGCGTTCGGCCACGCGCTGGGCCAGACCGCGATTGCGGATGCCGTAATACTCGCGGGTGGCCGGCGCTGGTGCGCCCTGCTTCTCGATCAGCGACAGGTTCTGGGCGGTGACGGTTTCGGACTCTTCGTTCTCCGGGTTGGTCCAGGAGACGGCGATTTCATTGACGGTCTCGCCCCACATCTTGCGGGAGAAGCTGACCAGCTTGGCGTTGTCCGGGGTGATCTGCCGCAGGGTGCCTGCGTCATAGTCGTCCCGGAAGAGCTTGATCGTGTAGAGGCCGGTCCTGGGGTCGGTGTAGAACGCGCCTTGGACGTGATCGAGGATCTCGCCGATGAAGCTCTCGATCGAGGCCTGCTTGGTCCAGATCATCGAGAGACCGAAGTTCTCATCGTAGAGCGTCTGGGCCGCGGCCACGAACGACGCCGTGTCGATGAGCACGCCCGGCGAGCCCAGACCCCAATCGGTGTTGGTCAGGCACTCGTAGATCATGTGCGCGGGATTGGCGTCGTCGCCGATCAACGCGAGCTCAGGGTCAAGGCCCTTTGGCGCCCGCGTGATCTTCGCTTCGATCGTCTGGGCAATGATCGGGTTGTTGGACGACCAGAGGAAGCCGCCGGCATTGTAGTTCACCGCATCCGAGAACGGATCAATGAAGCTGCCCAGCGCCTGGCTCTCGACATAGGAGTAGCCGTGGAAGAAGATCGAGGCGATGCCCCGGTAACCAGGACACGTCGCCGAGGTGCGCCCCAGGCGCGCGGCGAGATGCTCGGGCATCACCTGGTCCGGGCCGCCCGGCAGGAAGTGGGCCGTGCCGACGGCACCCCCCTCCTTTTTGATGCCGCCGAACAGGTCCGGCTTGTTGATCGGAATGGCGGTCTCGGTCGAAATGTCGCCGGACCACATCTCCTTGTCGTTGGCGTAGAGGGCGCGCAGCCGGTCGGCGCCACACGCGATGCCGAAGTGCAGCGACATGTAGTAGTTGACGACGGCTTGCTTCTGGCTGGCGGACTTACCCATGGGCCGCTCGGCCCCTGATCTTCTCGACAACGTCGAGCGCCAGTTGGTCGCCCGTCGCCAACAAGACCGAAGCGGCGATGCCGCTCTTCACTGCCTTGTTGAAGTCGAGACCGTGGGCCCCGAACCAGCGCTTGATCCCAGCCACGCAATGGCCGGTCTTCCGCAGGTCGTCGATGGTGACGGTGAAGTCGTCCATCAGACCTTGACCTGGTATTCGGTCATCGACTGGTCCATCCAGCCGAGGCAGTTGATTTCCTTGACCCGGATAGTCCCAAAGACGACAGGAGCGGGCTTGCCGGCATCGGCTGTCGGAGCCTCAGACTGCTTGGCAGCATCAGGCTTCGGTGACTTCGGGCCGGGCAGGATCAGGTAGGCTGCAACCTGAACCGCCGTAGCAATGATGAGGGCGATCAGCCACTGGGCGGCCATGGGTCGTTCCTAGTGAACTTTCAACATAAAGGTGAAGGTTTGGTCCCGTCAATAGAAGGTGTTCTTGATCCCGATGGGGTTCTTCGTCGGGATCCAGGGTTGGCCCCCGAAGTTGTGGATATTGTCGTGCAGGACGATGCAGTCGTCCTCGAGACCGGCGAGCTTGTTGCACCCTAGGCTGAGCGAAATCGTCATCCCCGCCAGCAGCCCCCTCGGCAGGGTGTCGAGCACCAGCTGGTGGTTACTCGCCCCCTTCAGCTTCAGGATTGAACTGCTTTCGATGTCGCTGCCGGCCGTCGTCCATGATGCCAACCCGAACAGGTATTTCGGCTTGAGCGGATCAGCGACCCAGTTCGTGGCCAGGGTGACCACGGACCGCGAGACCGACAGAACGGTCTTCAGCACCGTGGCCGCTTCCTTGTTCGCCTTGCATTGGGGTCCGTAGAGGACGTGCGGGCAGCCGAGCATGTAGTGGCGCCGTAGGATTGATCGACGCAGAGACGTCGCGATGGACTCGACGGTGTAGGTGGCTTCGTTGCCCATGCGCTTGTGGCCGAGCACTCGACCGGTCCAGGTAACCAGAAACTGGGTGTCCGCCCCGTCGAGGTGACCCTGCCAGACTACGAGCGTAATTTCCTGAGACGGCGGCGTCACCGCGTAGCGCTGGGCAAGGTCAACATTGTGCTTGGTGCGGACCTCGATCGACTGCCGATCCAAGGTCCCAGACGCCTTCACGGCGCCCATGACGATGGGAATGGGCAAGAAGACCAGGCCGAGGTGAGTGATCGCCTTCTCGGCGTCGGTGTAGCCGTAGTATTTGTCCGCCCCCTCCCCGTACTGGAAGTGATAGAGCGAGACCGGCTTGCCCTTGGACCGGCTGGTTTCCTTGGCTTCGAAAGTCATGGTGGGTCCTATTCGGCCGGCAGGTTTTCGAGCGACTGGATAGCGAGCTGCACGCGCGACACGCCATCGGTGATGTGCTCGATGGTCATTTCGTCGCTGGCGAAGCGGCAGGCGAGCAGCCACGAGATGCGGACGACGCGCGCAGGGTCGATGTCGTAGGGCCAGGCCGAGTCGATCTCGATGACCGAGTCGTCCCCTGACAGCGTGATTCCATCGACCAGTCGATAGAGGCGCGTGCCGCCCTGCGGAACGACCCCGATGGCCTGGTGAACCGTGTCGGTGGCGTAGGAGTCGAACACCTCGCGCCCGGCGACCGCGAAGGTGGTGCCGCCCGACTCGACGGCGGCGGCCATCGTGAGGTCTGAGAGCCAGGTCGACATGTAGAACTCGCCCTGGCGGCCGGCGGCGCGCTCGAAGACCTGCTGGATTTCGACGGCCTGCGCGGCCGTGGTGTTGACGTAGGCCGCGCGAAACAGCTGCGTGCCGAAGTTGATCGGGCGGAAGATTTCAGTGACGCCCCGGCCAAAGTCCACAGTCTCGATCGGCCATTGGTAGTCGACGTCGATCCCGCCGATCCAGTTGGGTCTGCGGGTGAAGATCTCGCGTCCGCCAATGGTCGCGGCTGCGGTTCCCAGATCGCGCGCAGGTTCTGACCCTGGGGTGACGTCGAACACGATCCCAGCGCGCACGGCGCCATCGCTCAGCTGCTTGGTCTGAAGGTTCTGCGCCAGCTGGCCGGCGAGCGCGGGCCGGACCTTGGTCGACCTTGCCGGCCACGCTGCACTGGATTCCGCGAAGGTGACGTCGAGCCCGTCGACCGCCTCGACTTCGCGGGCCTCGACCCGGGTCTGCGTGACGAAGAAGACGTAAGCGCCGGGCACGATCCAATCCGGTACGCTGGTCAGTTCGGCGCTCGGGCCCACGCTGGTGGTGACCACGAGGCCAACCGAGCGCGTGAAGTCGGGCACCAGCATCGCCTTGTTCTGCGACTTGGCCAGGACGGCGCGCATGGTCTGCTGCTGTGATTTCCAGATGACGGACGTAAACTCGATCCGCTTGCGGGGCGTCTCGCGAAGGGCCCGGCGCTGCTCCTTGCCGGAACGGCTGACCCACATGTCCGTCTTGAAGGCGAGCATGACGTTGACCGGATTGGCCCAGTCCGCGTCGAGCGGCCATGTCGCATAATCGGTGACGGGCATAGGGGGTCTCGCAAAGGTCCCCTATCGCTTACCAACGACGCGACAAACTATCAATAAAATGTTGAATGTCTAAACGCCG